ACGACCACGTACCCGGCCACCACCTCATGCCACGCAAGTTCGACAAGCCAGAGACACCCACCGACGATGACCATCTCATGTGGCTACTGAAACGAAGCATCAAGCAAGCTAAGGAGGCGAAACAATGAGCACACTGGAAGAACGGCTGGAAGAAGCGGCCAAGATCGAGGACCGCTTGAAACAGGTGGAGTTGGTGAACCAGACGTTCACCATCCACGCTGTACGGGAAGTGGAGTCGAAGGACATGGAGGGCAACCCCAAGATGTCCGTCGTCGGCACTATCTCGTTCGACAACGGCGACCAGGTAGAAGCGTGGCTGGATGGCGCTCGTGTCCGGCCCCAACTGCACGTCTTGACCGAAGAGAACGCCTACCCCGTCAAGGTGAAGCTGGTCAAGGACGGGCAGGCGTACAAACTCATCCTAATTGCCAAGCTGCCGCCCGTTACCGCAGTAAACGGAGCCGAACCTGCCCCCGCTACCGTCAAGATGGGCAGCCAGACGCCGCAGGAACGCGCTCAGACCATCTTCGACGCCGTAGTGCTGTCCAAGACCGACGTGGAGATGCTGGAGATCGTGGACGGCTTTACAGACTTCGTGGCCTACGACGCCAAGACTGGCATCTTAACCCTCGATGCCGCCAAGCTGGACGTGCCGTCTGCAGTCAAGCTAATCGGGAAGATGAGTAAGTGACATTCGCCTGCGGTTCCCGCGACTGCCCAAGACCGGACGACCAAGACTGGCATCTACACTGCGCCGCCGAGTCTCTGGAACATGTCTGCCAGTGGCTCGGCAACGTTGACCGCTTCCCCCATCTGACCCACCAGCACTACCCAAAGCGTTCGGCTGGCGGCAAAGAGATCGTTGCTATGCTGTGCTGGCCCGTCCACGACGCCTGCGACAACGGCGTTACCGTGGTACTAGCAGGCCAGAAGCGCCGCATCAAGAACGACGTAGCCGAGGTTTGGAGTTGGAAAGCAACAGAGAAGCACATGGTGCGCGTCTACCGCATCCTGGACAGGGATACACACGAAGTGCTGGTACGGGTGCCCGTAGCCCCTGCGTCTGAGGCTGCACCTCAGAGATTACGACGGGGTGCGATGGATCAGTTTTGTACCACGCCAGACGAGTGCGGCGACAAGGGTTACTGCCCCAAAGAGCTAGCCTGCAATGATTGAATCATTTTGGCTGGATCGTAATGAACGCTACATTCATGTTGGCTTTAGCTGTCCACGCGCCGATTACCCTGTAACCAGAATTGATACAGCCGACCCCGAATGGTCGCATTGGTGGAGACGCGGCACGACTAACAAGCCAGAGAATGATTGCTGCGATACCCGTCCGCGCGATAAGTGTATGTCAAACGCAGTCTCTGACCGTGTTTGCTATATGTGTTGGGGGTCACCAATCGCATGAACCTTGACCGCTGGCTAGACCTTGGCCGCTCCCTGACCCTGAAGCCGGACGCCTACCGCTGGGCCATAGGCGATTGGTTCTTGACTGGAGAAGCACATTACGGCGACGACGTTTATCAACACATATCCACAATCCTTGAAGGCTGGATAGACACCAGTACTGAGGTATTCCACCAGCCCACGCTCACCGAGACGACTCTCAAGCAGTATGCATGGATGGCTGAGACGTTCAAGGAGGCCGACAGGCACCCCGGCCAGTCCTACACGTCACACCGGCTCGTGGCCAAGCTCTCTGACCGCTCTCAATGGCTTACACGAAGCGCCAAGCTGGGCTGGACAGCCAAGACACTCAAGGAAAAGCTGGTAGAGGCGGGCAAGCTGGCCCCCAGTACGCGAGTAAAGCGCTGGAGCCTTGAGGAATTGGATTATCTCGCCGCCAAATATGACGCTGACCCGCGCTTTGGCTTCTCTCAACCCGCTGCTGCGTTTCTCGAATCATTCAGAGGCGAGGCATGACCGTCTTCCGGTGCAGCCAATGCTCAGCCGAGAAGCCCATCCGTTCAGGCTACGTGGACTACCAAGTGCACGGAGTGGGAGCAAAAGAGACGACTAACTTTGGAAGATGCTGTCTTGCCTGCTGGGGGAAGAAGTGAACTGCCCTTACTGTGGCGGGACCGGACAGGTTCGGCACGACAGAAACCAGATTACGATCACCTCGCCAGAGACCAAGGAAATAGTTGCCGAGGTATGCGCCAAACACGGCTTCACCCTTGAGGAGATACAGGGTGAACGGCGGAACAACCCCATCGCCTACGCTCGACACGAACTGATGTATCGGCTCCGAAACGAACTGAGCCTGACCCTTAGTGGCATCGGTATCCTGTTGCACCGCGACCACACCAGCGTTATCCATGCCATCAAGGCCCATGAAGAACGGATGAGGTTGCGTGAACGTCTTGACCTTCCGAAATCCGAGGTGCGATAATGCAAGTGGCTAACGAGACGACAACTGAATAGAGGACCCTTTTGAAGGTGGCTTCCGGCGCGTTTCGTTAGCCCGAACTCGTACCCGAAGCCGAGGAGCCACTCTCAAAAGGGTTTTCTTTTGCGTAAGCGGTTCTGTGAGAACGGTACATCTAGGAACAACAAGGTACAGAAAAGTTAAATTCTCTCGTTACACGGGAGGCTCTGATTAGATGCCTAGAAAGACGTATCGAATCTGGTCAGCCATCGAACGAACTCTCGGGTGCGATGTTCGGCCAGCGATACGCCGGACTTACGAGGCAGAGTTTGAGGACGCTGAGCTGGAGTTGATCGTCACTGAACTACCGCACTACCTGGCTCAGTTTCCAAGCCAGTCAAGGAACTCGCCGTCAACGGTCTACGTTCTGGGCCGGTTAATACGGAGTGGTGAGTGGCGAAAGCCTGAACCAGTAGCGTTGGAGCCTGAACGCTTCGTGCCGCCGTTGAGGTTGGAGTTACAGCCAGTGGGGTTTGTTGACGACGACTTGGTTTCCCAGATGCCCACGTTGGTTCAGTGCATGGTCGAGGCGCGACTTGAAGGCACCGGCATCTGCGTGGACTACGCCATTGCAGGCTCGTTGGCTCAACTCGCAGCCGTTTGCGGGAACCGGCTCAAGTTCAGAGCGTGGAGCGATTACCATTTCGTGAACCTGTACCTCGTACTCGTAGGCGACACCGGCAAGTCGTTCAAATCGTCAGTCCTCAAGCAAGTAAAGGCGGCGCTCTCGGACGTAGACTCGCGTTGCCTAGCCGCTGATGAGGGGTCAGTGGAAGCGCTCATCAAGGACCTGGCGGAGTACCCGGCGCGGCTCTGGATACGAGACGAGTTTGCTGGCCTGCTCGCTGCCATCAAGGGCGTGGATTATCTCAAGCCAGTACGCGAACTACTACTCTCGCTCTATGATCACACCGGCATCTACCGTAGGCATCTAACCCGCACATCATGGGAGTGCCACAACCCCGCACTATCGTTCCTTGCTACTATCCAACCCGCCGTCATGGGCGAGGAGTTGTTCAGCGGGCGCAATGTGGACAGCGGTTTTGTGAACCGGCTCCTGTTGATACCTGGCGATGGTGTACTGCCGTACTGGCCCGCAATCCAGGACTACAGCATCCTGGCCAACTCCATCAATGGACGATTGCGGGCGCTGCTCGATCAACCAGCGATAGCGATAGACGTTGGGCATCTGTCCGCCGCCGCTCAAGTGTGGAACGATTGTGAAGAAGAAGCGTTCGGGCCGTACGGTGGATGGGTCGCTAAGCGAGCGGCTTTACAAGCGCTCAAGATTGCGACCATTTTTGAAGCGGCAGAGGGCTGGCCTGCTGGCAAGCGCGTCAATCCGAAGTGGCTGGACGTAGCGCTTGGCCTGCTTGAACGCTGGTACAAGAACTCCGTTGCCGTCATTGCCGATGTGCATATCCGGCAAGCGGGCGAGCGCGACCGACGCGACTTCTTTGCGCTCATTTGTCACCACTCTCACAACAAGATTGGGCCAGTCGCAGTAGGCAAACTCACCTCAGAAGCGCAACTGTCAAAGCGTCGCGCTGATGAGTACGTGGTAGACCTGATCGCGCGAGGTTGGGTCAGTGAGGACGACAATGAGCGGCTTCACTGCACGCGGGAATCAAAGCTGTGCGAAAAGAAGGGAGCGAAATGACAATCGAGCCAATTGTTGTACTGGCGTGCTACTTGTGCGGAGCCGTGCGCGAGACGGGACTGTGCGGCTGTAAGAACTGCGAGTCACGATATGGCGCTGTCTTGATTAAGGCAGTGGGTGACCCCTTTGATTACGTGGCCCGATTGCGATCTGGAGAGATAGTGCGCTTCGGCCAAGCTCGCATTAACGGTGAGTGGATCACCTTAATGCCGATGTCCTATGACACATTTGCGGATGATCTCCCCTATGCCTGTCCGCGAGGAATTGAGGTTCGGCTTAGCGACATCGTGTGGTGCGCGGATGCACCGACAGGCTCATGAACGCTCGCACCCTCGCCGTCGCCACGCTAGAGCGCATCGGCTGTCACCCGAAGGCGCTGCCCGAGCTGGATACCGAGGCCAGTGATGGCATCGCGTTACTCGCGGTAACGTTCGCCCGCCTGTACGAGCACAGCCTTTTCTTTGGCGTGAGCTGGGGCGACTGGCCAGACTTCTTCATGGCACCCGGCAACCGTATCGACGTAGCACCATTCGTCTCGAAGGGCTGGCAACTACACAGCCCTGAGTACAACGCCAAACTCATCGAGTGGGACAGGGAGAAGATACGGGCATGGCTCAGGTACGCAAGAGAGCGCATCAAGCGCATCGAGAGGAGGCTTATGATACGGACGTTGGCAGAGATGGTGGTAACAGAACCGCAAGCGGTGACGAGCCTGTTCCCAGAGGCTGGTACGTGATGTCGCTCACCAAACCCAATAACGAAAAGGAGGCTGACTGTGAATGACGAAGTAAGTATCTGGCAGATTGTGGGGATAGGCTTAGCGAGCCTGTTTGCCATCCTGATTTTATGGGTCGTGCTGGCGTCGGCGATCTTTGGTTTTCGCGTGGCGACGGCTGGACTACCGAATGACCGCGACACCCGCTGCGTAATCTGTAAGCGGCCCCGCGAGGCGATGGGCGTTGATTGCTACCACGATTTTGACGACCAATTGCGCTACCTCGAATCCCAGATTGCGTACCTGCGTAAAATGAAGGGGCCGCGAACAATCAAGCCGATGGGAGAGTCGGAGCGCGATGGAAAACTACGGCAACTCTGGGTGGCGGCTGAGGCGGTACTCCTAAACAACGGCGACCTGATACGAGGTGGTGGCTACGGCTTCGGAGACTTACAAGACGCCGTGCTAACCACATACGAGCCAGCCGAACGTGAGGCCCCGCGCTGAGGTGCTGGGTGAGCGGGAAAGGAGAAACGATGAGACACGCGCAAACATTGGATGAGCGAGGGCGGTTCTGGAAGCATGGCCGTTGGTGGTGGGGTCGCGCTCGTTGTGAGTGGTCGTGGCTGGGTTCATACCGCAGTACGGGAGTATCGTTCAGTCTCGGCGGCGGCGACGATCAGCGAGAAGCACAGTGGCATCTCGGCCTGTGGGTGGTGTCGGTCTACTTCTCGGTCACGGCTCCGCGCTGGCTATGCGAGCGGTTACTGCCGTACAGAATCCACACGTGGGAGGACAAGCGAATGTCTGTCCCCGCTGGAACGATGCACTCGGTCAAGATAACGAGCGAGCGGGAGTTCAGCTACAAGATTCACGGCGGCGCGTTGTGGTGGTGCCTGTGGATGAACCCCGACGAATGGAACCACACCGACCCGAAGTGGCGGCGCGGCAACTTCAATCCAGCCGACTTCTTCTTTGGCCGCTACAAGTATTCGGAGCGGATTCTTGAGACGGTCAACGTCCTGATTCCGATGCCAGAGAAGCCCTACCCCGCGACGATTGAGATGCGCGAGGATTCGTGGAAGCGACCGCGCTGGCCGTTCACGCGCTACATGAAGCGGGCCAACATCGACGTGCCGAACGGCATCCCGCATCAAGGGAAGGGCGAGAACTCGTGGGACTGCGGGCCAGACGCCACCTACGGCATGACTTGCCCCGCGCGGACGATAGCCCAGGCCGTCGGCACAATGGTCGAGTCCTGTTATCGTGACCGTCTCAGATATGGGATTGTCGAGCCAGCGCACTCAGTCAAGGCTGAAAGCGAATCCGCTGGCTAATTATCGCGGCTCTCGGTACTGCGGTACTTTGCGGCTGCGGAGAAAGAGGACAAGATGGCGGAACAGTTAGCAACAGTCCATCTGACGAAGGAACAAGTATCCGTCTTGTATACCCTGCTTCAAGACGCGGATTGGAGGACGGGGCCATATCAGTCGGCAGTGGCGGAGATCGAACGCAAGTTGGAGGAGATTATGGTGTCGATGGGCCTGATGAAGCGAGCCTATCTATGACCGCGCCAGTCGTGACCACGGTTCCCGTAGTGCGGGAGTACAGGCCGGGTAGCATCGAGCAGTACATCTGCTCACTGCCGTGGGACTGTGCGACTGCGTTGTGTATCGCACGCAGGGAGTCGGGGACGGACAGGGACGGCAACCTCGACGGCTGGTGGGCGACGAACGGTGAAGGGCAGTGGGCGGTGTACGGCCTGTTCCAGCTACGTGCTTATTACCACGCTCCGAAGTTCCCCGACTTCTGGGAGAAGTGGATGGACCCGTACAGGAACGCGGACTACGCCTATGCGATTTACCAGGAGTCGGGCTGGTCGCCGTGGGACGGCTCACCGGGATGCTGGCCGTGAGCGATCCCGTGACGCCACGGCCCATCGATGAGACCGCATATAGAGCGACGTTGCATGGTTTCGCGGAGATGATTCGCAGTAACGGCGGACGGCCACTGACAGACCTGCGTGGCATTGCAGACCGTCTCGACCAGTTTCACGACGAACTGGCCGCTGCCCGTGAGCGGATACGGGTGCTGGATGAGACGTTGCGCGACTTGGCCCTCGGCTGGCAGGCGTCCGCCGAACTAGCCTTGTCCCAGAATTATCCCGGCCCGATTGCGAAAGGCGTTACGCTGTATCACTGCGCGGAACATCTGCTCGCCGCCCTCGTTACCCCCGCACCCGAAGGAGAGAAGGCATGAAGTCTAAACTTCCACAATGCGAAGGAAGCGGATGGGCCTGCAAGAATGACCTGCATGAGACACGGAGCCAGCCATGCCCGTCGTGTTACCCGTGCCCTGTTTGTAAGGGCAAGGGCGGGTGCGGGAGTACGCACATCACAGACGGTAACGAGTGCTGGTGCAACCCGACCGTTGTTCACGTCAAGGGAGATTCAAGGTGAGTGACGATTGTGGTTTAGATCATGTAGATGGACGAGCGTACCGCGCTCTCGATGGTATGTACACGCAACTCGTCCAGCGAGAGCGAGAGCGTGAGGCCAGGATCGCGGCTCTTGAGACGGCGCTGCGAATGTTCGGGCATGAGACAGAACTATATGGCTGGCACGCTGAGGAATGTCGCTGGAATAGCACCTGCGACTCGGTCTGCTCCCCACGCTGTACTACGGCCCGCCTCGCTCTTACCGCACCAGTGGCCCAGAAGACGTCGGCATGCGAGACATGTGGCGGGCGAAAGATGATTGCCTGCCGAGAATGTGGTGGCGAAGGCGAGAAAGTAGGCGTTACTTGCGAAGGGTGCATGGGAAGCGGAAACTCCTTCTGTCCTGCCTGTACTCTGTATGTCGCAAGTACAGGGATGCGCGCCACCAGCGTTTCTTTGCGCGAAGGCTTCGGCTCCGATGCCCGATAAAGCGCAGCCAGCCAGCCCGCCGTGTCCTGAGTGTGGAGCGAAGGAGACTGGCGACAACGGATACTGCGGCTCTTGCGTAGACCGCTTCCAGTTGGCCGTTGCGCTGGAACTGCTGCGGGAGCTAGGTGAAGGCGAGTGTCGCTGGTGCGGCCTCGATGTACATTGCTCAAGCTGTCGCCTCGCCGCTTTCCTCGCCCAGCACCCATGAGACGCACTGAGAGGCCCAGCAAGGCCGTTCCAGCTGCCGGAGACCCCCACAGCCCCAAGTGCCAGCGTGACCGCTACTCTACGGGCTACGACTGGGGTTCATGCGGGCGCTGTTCGGTCGAGGCCGCGCTGGAGTTGGTGCGCCTCAGGGCCTTCAGGCTACGCCACGAAGTACTGCGGTAACGGGAACGCCACCCTCTCGGATAAAAAGGGTGGCGTCCAGTCAAGTGGGGCACACGTGACAACCCCAAGTGTAAAGGCTGGGCAGACCTGCTGCAATAGATTTGCGCCTACCGCGCAGCGCCCAGCCCGTTACTGCGGTACTACGCGTCCGGGACGGCGTCGGCGGCGGCCTTGAGTTCGGCCTCCAGCGCGGCCACGTCTGCGAGGGCTGTCGCTTCCTCGGCTGCGGTCATGCCCCCGGCGGCGATCAGGTCGTTCAACCGCTGAATCTCGGCGGTCTGCTTGGCCTCGTCGGCGGCGATGTTCGCCAGGTCGGATCGTGCTGCTGCGATTGCGTCTGTGAACTCTTGCTGTGTTGCCACTTCTTCACTCTCCTGTTCATTGAGTAGGACTAGTTGATCGAGGACTTCGGTCAGTAGGTCGGACTGCTTGCGGAGATGGTACACCACCGTACGCCGGTAACAATGCTCGTCATGGTTCTTCCGGTGACAGAGGTCGCCTAGCTCGCAGTGCATGACTGCATTATACCTTCTATCGGCCAACCATGCCGACGAGAAGCAGGATGATTATCACGACGATGATGAGCGCCAGCAGAGAACCAGCGTTCATGCAGGTGCGACGAAGATGGCAAACGCCGCCGCGAAGAACGCCAGACCTAAGTAGGCGTCGAACGCCGAGCACTTCAGCGATAGGCTGGCTGGCTCGCCGCTGTCGATCTGGAACGCCGCCAAGAGAAACATCAGCACCGCTACCAGTGCGATGAAAACTACTACCCATGCCTTACTCAAAGTCTCTCTCCTTTACTAAACGCTGGGTGGTTCCGAAGTTGCATGGAGGGTCTCTGGTGGATCGGTTGTGGTGGAGTCATCAAAGAGAACATCGAACCTGGGCTTCACGATCTTGTCGTAGACGCCGAACGCAAGAAGCGCGAAGAAGCCCTCGATGGGTGCCGCCAGCGCGATGATGTCGGCGTCGGCATGGAGCAACGTGAACACCAGCGAGAACGTCGCCATTACCGCGCCCGTTATTGCGCCCCGTGCGGAGCCGTCCTGTACCGGGGCGTGCGTGGTTGTGCCGGTTACGACCTTTATCATGGCCCCACCTTTCCCTGAAACGTTCCTGTTACCTGAGTACCCGGCCCTGCCTCCACTGTCAGCAGCCGGTTGTGCAAATCCTCGATGAGCTGCCGGTTAGTTGCAATCTGCTTCGACTGTTCCGTTATCTGGGCCTGTAGTGCTTCTGCTTCTGCGGATGCCAACTCGTCCTCCGTTCCTATGAGTGCGTACTTGTCGTAGCGGTCCCGCCCGTTCGGGCAAGTTGTAGTTCCAGGGGCAACTTCTCGGTGTATGCGTACTCCCTCGCCGTGAATAGGCGCACCGAGGTTGGGGCAGAGGAGTAGCAGTTCGGTAAACAGCCTACAATCCGTATCCGCTTGGGCATCGGTAAACTTTGGGTACTGGGTGTGAGTGCCTTCATGTTCAACTCCTACACCGTGAATGTTAGCGTTAGGGTTGCCGCTCGTCCACGTCGGGGCCTCTAACGGGAAGTGCTGGTACAGTGTCCCGTCCAGCGCGCTCGAGAACATCCACGAAGCCTGCTCCCCCGGTCTCTGTCCTTGCTTGAGGTAGTCTATCCCGCCCTCAGCTGAGTGATTGACCACGTACTCAATCTGGGCGAGCGTTCGTACCGCAGTACCGGGGTAACCAAACTTCACTGGGTACACGGGATCGAACGTAGCCGGGAGTTTGATGGCGACCGAGAGCCAAGTCTGTGTCACGCTACCGTGTACGGGCTTTCTGCGACAACGATGTCGTCTGGGCCAGTCGAGTCTATGACCTGCACCGCTGCCGTCTCCGCCACCCAGAACGAGGACTTCGACCCCGCAGGGGGCCATACCTCGTGCAGAGCGCCAGAGGAGTCCGAGTGCGTCCAGAGTTGCGGTGCCTGTCCCACGAAGACCACGTAGTCGTGGTTCGGACTCAGGCCAGCCGCTTCGATGCTGACGGGGTTGCTGGCGTTCGTACCTAGCGTTACGGGGTTCGGGGTCATGGTCACGGTCGCGCCCGCTGGGGCTGTTGGCGCTTGGGGCTTTCGCTTTGCCATGTGCTTACTCCTTGCTTTGGTCATGCTTATTTCGACAACACTACAGCGGCGGCGGCAACTGCGAGTCCGCCGAAAGCAGCAATATAGGCGAGAATCTTATCCATCTGTAGTGTACCCCCGACAATTTGACTGCGGGACTCACGGAGGTTGCCTACGTCCTGGCGCAAGGCTTCAACCTTTTCCTCGATTGTAGCGAATCGAATGCCCGCCTCGTCTTTAGTCATCAGCCTCTTGGCCTGATCGTCCAACTGACCACGAAACTCGTTGCCGCGTTCATTGACTCCAACCTGAGCCTGCTCGGCTTTGTCGATGGCCTTCTCGCTGGCCTTGAACGCCGCCTCTACCGCTCGCTGGTCGGACAGGCGCTCAGCGGCGTAACGCCTGTCACGCTCGTCCATGCGGTGGATGTACTCCTCGAAGCGGGCAAACAGTTCGCGGAGAGTGACCGTTTCCCCGTTAGGCAACGACGCTCGCTCAGCTTTCACGGGAATGGACATTTGGTTCAGGCACTCTCCGCTGGCTCCGGCTTCACTTGCGCCTCCAGTTCCTTAATGCGCCGCAACAGCACCAGGTTCTCGATCACCAACCTGCCTATGGCTACGGCTATGTCGTCGTTCTCGTTCATGCTACACTTCCTTTATCGATTGGCTAATCGAATCGAGGAGCGAAGGCGTGAAGGCTGACCGGACCGCAAGGAACGGAGGCTCAAGCGCCTTTTCTCTTTTACGGCACGTACTGGACAATGTGAATCTCCAAGAACCAATCAATGGTCGTGGCCGCTTTGCCAACAACCTTAATCTGCACATCATTGCCAGTGACGGCGAATGTTTGCTGATCCCACCCAGAGTCATCTTCTCTGGCGTGAACACTTGTGAACGCACCGCCTACCAACGTTGCGCCTCCGCCTGCCTCTCGGCTCCATCCCCCTGCCCTGATATATGAGGCCGATGTACCGCCGCTTGTTCGCGCCACCGTATTGACCACGAACATAGTGATGGATTCGTCTGGCAACGTGACGGTGTAGGCAACGTTACCAGCAGCGTCCGTGCTCTGAACGGTGGCGTAAACAGTGTCAACGAACTTGGTAGCCATTAGTTACCTCAAGGGGTGTACTGAACCACGTCGATGATAGCCAGCCAGTCGATAGTCGTTGCCGCTACGCCCGTCACCCTTACCCTCACAGCCGCTCCTGAGATGTCTAACGTGGCGTCCCACGTCGCTGTATCCTCAGCCCCGTAGAGGTTCGTCACATTGAGGAGTCCGACCTGTACCGTTGTCCCCGCTGTCTCTTGCTGGAAGGTGCCCACCCTGATGTACCCCGCCGCCGTGCCAGTCGAGAGCCGTCCCACAACCCGCGCCTCGATGAGCGCGACCGTCTCGTCTGGAAGGGTGTAGGAACCGCACGTAGTCACGGTGGCGTCTGTTGTCTGGACGGTGGCCGAGAGATGGTATTCCATCGGAATGGAGGTCATTACACAATGTCCCACTTCAGAATGTTTATGCCCGCCACATGAGTTGTTGCTACAGTTCCATTAACGCCCCGTATCACGGTGAGCGTGTTTCCGGCAACGCTAGAAACGGTGATTTGCTCTGCCTCTATGCGGTACAAGCCCGCCGAAACGCCCGCCGAAGACACAACGTCAATATCTGTTTCAGTAGCGTCGATTTCTTCATCAGCGGTGAGGTTAAGAGCGCTACTCCAGAATGGGAGTACAAGTGTGTAGATTGTGGCTCCGTTGGAATGAGTGGCGGCGGTGGAAGATTGGGAGCCACGGCTTACCGTCAAGGTGTTACCAGAGATACTGCCAATGGTCATCATTTCGTTGTCCACAACGATTACTTGTCCAGCAACAAACTTCGTGCCGTCACTGACATCAAAGCCTGTCTCGCTGGCGTCCATCGCCTCGGCTGCGGTGGCATTGGTGGTCGGGAACCCCTGCCAAATCACATAGTTGAACGCGAAGCTCCAGTGGATCAGAGTGGACGCCGCCCCACCGAACTGGACTGACGGAACGCCAGTAGCAAGGGAAGCAGCCACTGTGCAAGTCCATGATGCAGCGCCAGAGGTGTTTCGTCGCCAGACAATGGGCACGCCCACCAGAGTAATCGTGGCGGCATCATCTTGTTGCCATGAGGATTCGATAATGCAGGACAGGCCGTCACCGCTGATAGCACTCCGCGCCTGAACATATACCTCCATTGTCCCTACGGCCTGAGCCGGACCGCCACCCGACACAAAGGCCGTCGGTATATCCAGCTCTGTAGTTGTTGCGTCAACCGTGCGCTGTGACGTAGAAACCTGGAAGACGGCTGCGTCTGTTCGGCTCATGGGACGCCTATTACTTTATCTGTGGACGTACCAACGTAATGGAGCGATCCGTCACTTGCCACGTACAGGATTCCGCCACCAGTGGGAATCGTTGAAGGTGTAGTTGTCGCCTTTGCTATCCCAATCACGCCATCGCCGCCGCCAAACTGACGGTTTAGTGATCCGAACTGGAAGTTCATCCTGTGCACGCTGCCGTCAAAGTCAGTCCTTCTTGCTGGCCCCGCTGCATGGATGGGGATACTCTGGGTGTACTTCGTGACGGCAACGCCCGCTGCGTGGGCGGCTCCTGTTGTGTTCTGATATCCTCGCGTCACCGTCAGCCCCGTCGTGCCGCCGCCAGCCGTCACCAGCATGAACTCGCTCTCGACAAGGATAACGTCATTGGTAGCGACTGACGTGCCGCTCACTGTGAGCGATGTCGAGGAGGAGTTGATGCCGCCACCCTGTACCGTCTGCGCTGGGGAGTAGGCTGCGCCCGTGTTATTGTTGCCGAGCTGGTCGATTCTTAGTCCATAGCCTATGTTCTGCTTCATGCTGGCTGAGTTGCGAACGTAGATACCTTCGTACGTGCCAATGCGTGCCAAGGCCGCTCCTGCGAAACTGGGCGATGAGACGTTCAAGCCGACAGCCTCCGTAATGACCGCACCTGCCGTGGCTGCATTTTGCACCTGGATATAAACGCCGTAGGACGCTTGAAGCGTATTCGCTCCGTAAGCCCCTGTCGTTCCATAGATGAACTGAAGCGCATAGGTGGTATTTGTGGCAGATTGCACAGCCAGCGCCGCGCCGTTCACGCCAAGAATTACCCCAGCACCGATGGCCGTTGCAGCGAACCCTAGACCGATTGCAAGGCCCGCTGTCCCATCGGGCGTTGTCGTGTTTCTGATATTGATATAGTCCCCAGTGATCGGCGCTACGTTAATGCCGACGTAACCGCTGGACACCTGCACGTTCCCAGTCAACGTTAGGTGAGGCGTCGAAGTCCCCAGCGTTAGCCTGTCCGTGCCCCCTGTGTCTGCTACGAAGCCCAGACGGGGGTGTGTCGCCCATGAAGGGTCGGTGCCGTCCGTCCAGAGCACCGAGTTCGCTGAGCCAATCGCAAGGTCGTCCCATGCTGGAGTTGAGTTGCCGATGATGAGGTCGCCGCGAGTAACGGAACTGACGGTGGTGTCGCTGTTTACTGAACCGTCCAGTAATGCATGTGCGCCAATGGCCGAGGGTATGTCAGCCGCTACAAGCGCCCTGAACGTCGGTACCGCCGCTCCGCCCGTTGTCGGCCCTGCAAACACCCTGTTGGCCGTCTGTGTGTCTAAGCCGAGCGTTTGGGTGGTCAGGCTCAGTAGGGTGTCAGCGTCTGCGTCCAGCGTTACCGCGAGGTGGCCGTTAAGCGTGTACGCCCCACCTGCTCCACCGTCTACCGCTGACAGCCCAGTACCTGGAGTAAAGACGCGCTCTGCCGTAAGCGGCGTGCTGGCCGCCAGCACAAGGTACTGCTCGGAGTCGGGCGCTGCCCCCACTCCACCTACACCTGTAACATCAGTCGGCTTCCAGACCTTGCTTGTGCTGTCCCACGCCTCCACCTGCCCGTTCGCAGGAGTGACACGCGAGACGTTCTTGGCCTGCCTGTACCTCGGTATTCGCGGTGTGCGCTCTACCCCAGGTATCGCAGTCGGGGAGTCGTGCAGGTCTAGCTCGCCACCCATACGTACCCGCTCCCCTTGAGAATGTAGTGGACTGAATCGTTCTCGCCCTTCACCGCTGTCTCATCGAGCTCGGTCACGAATAGATAGAGACTGTTCCCGTTGGGGTCGAGGACCGTACAGGGGGCCGCGTTCACCAGCGCTCGCAGGTTAGACCGCATCGTCAGCGGGTCGTCTATGGCGTTGGAGACGGTCGTACCGTCGGGGGCGTTGGCGTAAGGCCTGCGGGTGTCCACCTCGAATTCGACGCTCCGCGTCATGGTCGGTCTCAGCGAAGCGCGTACGAACAGAGAGTACACCTGCGGGTCGCTGGAAGCGGGAAGGTAGCCCGAAGTCGTGGCGATCTCCCAGTAGAACGTGGCGTCATAGCAGGTGTCGTTCGTCCCCAGCGTCCAGAACTTGGTCGAGAGGCCCGCTGCGGTGATCGTGGAACTCACCGTTTCTGGAGAGCCAAAGTCCCGCAAGGCACCCAGTTGGAGCGGCGTGGTCGAGTCCAGCCCCACCGTCTTGATCTCTATCGCCCGCAGCTGCTTCAACGTGTGCGGGTAGCCAAAGTCAGTACGCGGGTAATAGTGGTCATAGGTCGTGGACGCGGCCCCGAAGCCGTAGTTGTCTCTGCCAGAGTCCGGTTCTCCGTTCGTGCCCAACTGGAAGCGCCCGTAGCCTATCCCCACCCACGCAAACCACAGTCCGTAGGTCGAGTCCAGCGCCCCGTTAATCGGGACGAGGTGAACGGTGCCGTCGAACCGGGCGTAGGTGTGCCAGATGATGGAGTCCGAGCCGGGGTTCCGCTGTCCGCCCATGATGTAGGTCTTGGTCGTGCCGCTGTCCGTCACCTTGTACGCGGAGTAAATCCACTCGTCGGAGGCGTAGACCGTCTCAAGGTGCTGGCCCCTGAACGGCTCGTGGGTGACGCCAGGTATCGCGCGGTTAATCATGTTCGCATCCGGGCCATTGGGGATGGCCTGTGTCCCGTTCCAAAAGTACAGGCCTCGGTGGTTGAAGAAGCCCACCTCTGCTCCAGAAGGCACCATCAGGCCGCTTCCGAAGGTAGAGGACTTATCCGCCACTGAGAACCGCGTCAGCTTTCTCGTAGTGCCGGAGGTGTCGAACTCGTGGAGGTTGGAGTCCGTGGCTACAAGAAGTACTGTGCCGGAGTCTTCCATTGAAGTGATCGTTTCAGACTTGTTGCCCACGTCGAACTGGGAACCGAACGTGCTGCCGTCTGTAGAGAGCGAGACCTTGTTCCCGTCACTTCCCCTAACCAGCGAAGCGTTGGCACCCTGCACCGTTACGGCAAAGGCTTGCGAGTAGTACGTCGTATCCTGCTCCCATGTGTCCGAGACTCCTGCCGCTCCCACGGAGATCAAGCGCCAGTATTTCTCGTTCTGTCCTGCGGGGATGTAGTACCTCGGTACTAGCGTTTGTGTGCCGTACTTGGCAGGGTGTCCCGCCTGCGCCAACGCTCCTAAGAGCTTTTGTTCCTGCACCGTGATCGTTGTAGAGGAACGGGACATCTTCGTGGAGTAGGGGCCGTTCAAGGCGTAGATGAACGCTGCGCCCGTACCCGAAGTCTGAGCCGTACCAGCCGCTATTTCCAGCGCCACGCCCGTCCACGCCACCGCAGAACCGCCACCATTAGCGATGCTGACCGCTACACCGGCCCATGCCTGAGCAGAACCCGTGATTGTCGGGTTGATGACAACGCTGGCCGCACCCGCCTCTGTTACGCCGGTACTGCAAACTCCCGTCGAGTTGGCGTCCCAGCGCTCCGTTTCGCCCGAACCAGCTGTCCACGTCGCGTTGATGGGCACCCCGAAGGTTCCCATCACGATAGCGCCTGCCGCCGAAGTTACCGTAAGGCTCATTGGGTCTGTGGATGTGTTACCACCGTTTCCCGTTACCGCAGTACCCACCGTGCCTGCGCCGATGAAGCTAGACGCGCCACCGCGCAAGCTGGCAAGGGATGAAGTGGTGACGACAATTGGCAGCGCCGAACCTGTAGAGGGGTTCACCAATTTGTAGAGGTAGCAGTAAGAGGCCGTCCCGGCCCCAGCGCCCTCTCTGGCCTTGCCTACCAACGTCATCGTGGCCCCGTTATAGGTTACGAGCGTCACGTCATCAGTGATAACTGTGCCAAGAGTAAAGCCCACCATCAGAAGGTTGGCCGTCGCACCGCAGGTATGGTTCCAAGTGTGCGTGAGCGTGGCACCCGTAGGCGTCCCCGTGCTGGAGGCGTCGTATGACAGGGACGTTCCGCCAGCCGTATCTGAGGAGCTGACGCTTACCGAAGTATCGGCAACGGCTTTCCATTCAGTCTCTAGTTCTGCTGACGAAGCAATTACTTCGTAGATTTCCGTGAACCCGGCTTCCGGCGAAATCCCCGCCGTCGCCGCAGCGCCGAACGCGCCGAAGGCAGCGTTGGTGGTTGCGGCAAAAGCTGACAGGGTGACTGTCAGGCTCGTCGCGGAAGCCGACGTGTTTGAAGCGCTCTGGACTACACCCTGATTTGTCGTGGTGTCTACGTTCCCGAACTCCTGTACGGCGTAACGTACAGCGGTCTGAGCGGCACCGAAGTCAAACATCAAGACGCCCGCCACTGGCGCTGGAGACGAAGCGTTGTCCAGCCCGCACGCTCTGAACACCGTTGTCCTGAACGTCGAGACGGTGGCCGTAGCCACCTGCGTCCACGTGACCCCGCAGCCTGACATTGTGGGCGTGGCTGGAGTGCCAGCGTTGTTGTAGACGGCACACAGCACCAACCTGCCAGTCGTGGGAATGATTGAACTGGTGACGTAGATACCCCCGGACGCAGCCTTAATCTCAAGCGCAATTCCACCCCATGCGACCGAGGTGCTGAGCGTGTCGGAGGCGTCCACGCCCGTATCGTTCGCGGTCTTCCATTCCGTCTCAAGGTTCCCGCCCGATACAACGTCGTGCATCTCGGTAAAGCCTGAGCCTGGAGTGATACCCGCCGAGCCATTGGTCGCAAAGGCCCCGTACGTGGCGTTGTTGGAGTTGCCAAAGGCCGACAGCGTGACCGAGAGCGAAGTCGCCCCAGCCGAGGATGTCTTGGCCGACTGGACAACGCCTTGGTTGGTGGCCGTGTCCACGTTCAGGAACTCGACCACTGACCAGCGCAACGAGTCCTGCGCTGAGGCGTAGGTGATCGTGACGCTCCCCGTCGTTGGAGAGGGAGTCCCCGAAGCACGGTAGACAGAGATACTTCTTCCCGTACCTGAGTATTGCTGGGTCTGTACCGCTGTCCATGTCAGCCCGAACCCTGCCACTGAGGACGGAGCAACCGCCGTTGCATTGATGCCATCAACCGCCAGCAAGATGAGCGTCCCCGTACCGGGAGTGAACGGGTCGGTGGTGAACGCCAACTGTGACGAACCTGACCCCTGCGCGATCTCGATGCCTATACCAGTCCAGCCAGAAGCCTGAGTGGTCGTGGCGCTGACGAACGTGTTGCTGGACGGCTTCCACTGCGTCTCCATGTCGTTACGAGCCGAAGCCCCGAAGCCGCCCGTCGTATTAAGGTCGCTAATTTCTGTGAAGCCCGATGCTTGAGTGATCGTAGTAACGGCTGCGGTGCCACCTTGCCAGAAGGCGAACGCGCCAAAGGTTGCGTTGGTGCTAGACGTAAAGGCCGAGGCGAACGTCAGAGACAGGCTAGTGGTTGTTGTACTCGCCGGGGTAGCGCCCGTTATGGACTGAATTACCGCCAGTGCGCCGTTGCCTGCCGTATCGACAATCGTGTTGGCGAACTCCGATACCGAGATTTTGCAGGTATCTTGGTTGGCCGCAAACGTGGCTGTCAATGCCCCTGCTGAAGTGCTCGCTGCCTGTCCCCGGTAGACGGAGATGCGGATGATGTGGCCGCTGGGGGAGAGGGAAGGAGACGAAGCAACCTGCACCCACGTCAGGCTGTTCCCCGACAACCCGGTCGGTGCCGCCGTAGCGCCTGAGCTGGCGTGACTAGCCACCGTCGCAAACACCAGCCTGTTCGGCGTGGGTGTGAACGACCCAGTGGCGAACGAAGTCCCCACCGTCGTGCTGTTCAACTCCACGAGCAAGGACTGGGTGATGGCTGAGGTCTGGGAGCGGCCCGAAGTGAGCGACCTCTGAGAGACAAGCGTAGCGGCCCCCGTAGCGCTTCCCGACGCCAGCGGGAACTCCGTGACGGTAGCCGGTGTAGCCACACTCCCCTCGTGCTCAAAGCCGAACGTAGGCAGGTCTACCGGCAGGTTCGTCGGTGCTACCGTAGGCGCGTAGCCTGTAAGCCTTTGGAAGCCGAAGCCCGAAGCGTCCACCCCTACCGTGAAGGCGTTGCCCAGCGAGTTCTCGGAAGTGCGTTTGGTCTCCCCCATCCCTCCCGGTGTCCCGAACGGCCACGCTGCCGTGACGGGTATCTCAGGTTGACCTTCCTGGTTGTTGACCGGCTGGCCCTCGTTCCACGAAAGCAGCCCGGTCTTTTTGTCCAGCGAAAGAGGGTAGCGTACCGGAGTAGACGACCCTGCCGGGGTGATCTGAATATCGCCCTGAAGGTCGGGGATGTTGGTCATCGGGTCGGGACAGAAATCCGATGCTGCGGAGTAAACGTCCCTCTGGGCATGCCTATGTCCATTGACCGGAGAAGGCTACGGTAGGCCCGATTGTGCCGCGCTTCCTGATAGGAGTTCCCCATGCGCCGGAAGCACCCCGCCACGGCCCCTTCGATGATCGCTTCTTGAAGGTCCGTGGAGGCGTAGACCGTGCCAATCATCGTGGATAGGGCCGTGTTCGTCTGCCGGAACTCGTAGTACAGCGGCGCTCCGTAAGAAAAGTCCACCCTGTGCGAGTTGACGCCGAGGTAGTCTCGCATCGTCCCTTTCATTGGAACTGGCTCGAACTCGCCCTGCCATGCGTAGGTGTTCTCGCCCGTCGAAGCCTGACCCGGCCTGAGTCTCATTAGCCCGTTCAGGTTGGAGGCGTCAGTGATCGAGCTGGGAAGGTCGAGGTAGCCACGTCCGGGGATGATGATCTGAGCGTGATCGAGGTAGGCGGTCGTGGTGGCGGTGGTGTTCTTCACCCTGACGGCCACGTTCTCACACGTCGAGGGAACCGACACGGCCTGCGTCCAGCCCAGCGTCCAGTTCTGCTCGTCTGTCTCACAGCCGGCGAGTTCAACCCCGTTGGTCACGTCCCACAACTGGAGACGCGCAGAGCCTGTCGGGGCCTGGAAGCCGCCATACATGAACAGCGTCTCGCCAGCGGAGACTGGGATAGAGGCCGACGTTACCGCAGTGCCGTTAACCGTGTAGGCAATCGAGATGGACTGCGCTCCTGTGAGGACGATGGTCGTCTCTGCCGTCTGGGTCGGGGAGCCGCCCGCCACGTCCGTCCAACCTGCCAACGTCGGTTCGTCGCCTGCGACCACAAGCCCTGCCGCCAAGTACCGAGGCAATGGCAGGTTACGGACGACATCGTTGATGGCGTCCAGCATGTCCGGCAAGGACAACGGGGTAAGGATGCAGGCATCACTCGTTGTCACCGCCACCGAGAAGGCTGGGACCGTAAAGGTGGTGCCTGACACCGCCGTTATGACCTTCGACTCCCCTTCCGGCGCGGTGTTGGCCCCGTTCTTGTCCACGACCGTTATCCAGTAGCCGTTGTAAGCCGTGGTGCTTGTCGAGCCGAACGACGTGCCCGTAGCCGCCACCACAGAGGTCACAGTGGCGTTAGAGGCCGCCGTGAAGGTCTTGGGGTCAGGCCCGCCCAGAAGCGTCGCCATGCGTGTCAGGATCGCAGCGGTGGTGGCGGTCGTGCTCACTTCTTAGCCCGTCGTTTCACCGCGTAGGCAATCGCTACCGCCTGCTTGGTTGGCTTTCCAGCCTTCACCTCAGCGCGGATGTTGGCCTTGAACGCTGCCTTTGACGCGGACTTCTTTAGCGGCATCTCATTACCTCGGTATTGGAGCGACGTGAGGCGAGGAGGCTGTCAACACCCCACGCCGCTCGGGAGCCTGCCCTGGTGTTGTCATTTAAGTCGGCGCTACGCCCGCTGTGGTGTTGGCTGAGGATGCCGTCGTGACTAGCCCGATGCAGGTGTCGTCCGCGCTGGCGATATTAAGCGTGGCGTCATTGGCAATGAACGGGATGAGTTTATAGGTCAGGATTACCTTGTCTGTCGCACCCGACACCGTAAACCGCGCCCCCACCGCGCTGTCCGCCGCCAATGCTGTTCGTACTTTCGTTGCCACCTGAGCCGAAGTGTCGTTCGTCGCCACCGCCACTGAAATAGCCTTCGGCGACCCAGCCATGCCAGCGGAAGTCACCGTAATCGTGGCGTTACCCGCAACGAGCACACCCTCGACTGTTTCCGAGATCGTAGCCGTCTCTACCTGTGCCGTACCTGCCGTCTGACAGTACTTGATGGCCCCGCTGGATTGATAGAGCGCGTCTACAACACCAGGGTTGGAGGTCGGCAAACCCGTTATTAGGAAGTTATAGCTACTGAGTACGTTGACGATGAGGTCACTGGCGGAGTTCCACCAAGCAATGTCGTTCTGCGTCGCAGAGACGCTGAACGACACATGTGCAAGTCCGGCAGGATCATGAATCTTAAAGTAAGTAACGGAAGCATCAAAATACAGCGATAGTCGTATGACGCCAGACGTGTCTTTCCAGTAGACGGTATTCTCGTCCGCGACGACGATTGGGGCGGGGATGGTGAGCGCAGAGGAAATGTCAGGCATTAGACAAACCCCATCCTGCCAGCGCCCGCTGTCACCGAGAGATTAGCCGTGCCCGCGTCTGTGCGGACTTCGATCGAGCCTATCCCTTCAATGCCCTTCGAGACCTGCTGGCTGAACGTCTGACCGGACTGGAGTTCCTCGTAAGCCGTCGAGCGGTTCAAGGCCGAAACCGTTAGTAGCGTTGTGGATGCATCCAGTCCCGCCGCCCACTGCCACCTGGTCCAGTACAGCGGCGTCAGGCCGTACTTGATGTTCCCGGCCATCGCCACCGCGTCCGCCCTGTAAGCGTCCTTCAGTGAGGTTTTGATCCAGTCTGTCGGCACTGTCCACGTCACCGTGCCGTCGTTCGCCAGCGAAGTCGCCCCGCCCGTGTTGTCTGTAGCGGTAATGTCCGCCCATGTATTGTCGGACTTGCGGTACTTCACCGTCACTGCTGATGCCGTGCTGTTGGTCGCTGACACGTCTATGTTTACGCCCCGAAAGGGCTGGAGAGCGCCGACGAACATGAAGTCATTGGCTGCCGCCGTGGACAAGGAAGACAACGTGACAATTGTTGAAGTGTCCGCGTCGTTCGCCTCGTCGGAGTAGTCCGTCTGGTTCGCCCGTGCCGCGAGATTGTCCGTTGTTTTGAATACAACAAGGTAGGGGTTGAGCTGGACCTGACAGACCACAGCGGTCGTGAAGTTGCGTGGCGTAGCGCTGATCCAAATGGTCCCGTTGGGAATGAGCACGAACTGGGGAGTGGTGGTGACACCCAGCCCCGCCGATGGGGTCAGGGAGCGCACCTCACCCAGTTCAGCCGGTATTGTCTGTGTAGGCATTGTTTACCTCAATCCGGCCCCGTGCTTCTGGCCGGTCTCCTTCTGAATCGTCTTTGAGTTGTTCGTTACCGTCTCCTGCACCCTTGCGTTGCTTTCCCGCTGTCGCTTCTCTGCCCACGTCACCGGCCTACCCAGGTCGCCTGTCCGGTTGATGATCTGGATAAAGGTGTCGGTAAGTTTGCAGTTGCAGAACGTACGCCACGGCCCGTCGCCCTTGACGTACCCGCAGCGGGGACAAGAGTAGATATATCTAGGCAACGGTGCAGACCTTCTCCCCGACCCACTCGTGCAGTTCGTCTATGTCTGCCTGCGACGTAGGCCAAACTCGGCAAACGTCAGGACGGTCTTCATAGATGCCGCAGGTGTTGTCGGGCTGGAGTTGGGAGCAGGCGGTCGGAACGTAAGCCCAGACCGCCTCTCCCTTCTGAACTATCCGTACGCCGTGCAGTTCCACCCACCGCTTCACGTCCCCCTCCGCATACTGGGGGTGCACGTTAAGGACGAGAAAGGTGCAACAGGCACCACACGACGTACAGCCGTTCACTTCTTCTTGGCCTTTACCGCAGTAACCTTCGCTGGCTTGGCCGCTTCCTTGTGCGCCTTCTTGGCCGCGAACTCGCACTTGTCATCGTGAACTTTGATCGTGTCACTCGCTCCGGCCTGAAAGATGCCGCAGCCACATGGGGCAGTTGCTACTCTGTCATCGCTCATAGCAGTTTGAACCTGTCTTGCCAGATCGCCATGTAGTCGATGTCCACCGTCTCAGCGGTGGTGGTGGCCGCCTCCATGTAGAACCGAGGCTCCAGAAGTACGTCCCCCTTGATCTGGGACGCCAGAACTGAACCGTGCGAGGCTTGCTCCTGCAAGGCGTTGTTCACGTCCAATACGTATGCCGCCGAGGCCGCCACTGCCGAGGCTGTCTGCGCCAACTGAACACGGCACGTCATAAACGTGGCGTTGGTCGGCGTCCTCGTCCCAAGGTTGGTCTTGGTGGTGTTCATGTTGGACGTGGAACCGTCCGTGATGAAGGCCATCGTGGTCAGAGTCTGCTGGGTGTCCATGGCGATCATCGCCACGTCGGTCGCGCCGTTGGTAATTGTCGGCGTATCGATGTCGTTGATGACAGACGTGGCGGTGTTCGTGTAGGAACTCAGCGGGTCACTGAACCCCGTCTCCCACTGCATCGCCACATTGTTGTCCACCTTCCAGCGAATCTCGAACCCGCAGTTGTAGTCACCCGCCCATGTTGCGCCACCGCGAATGTTGACGTGGTCACCTGCCACCGCGCCCGTGATGCCCGTGATTGTGCCGTTGGCAAGCTGGGTAGATGTCGCAGCAAAGTTCGTTCCGTTCGAGGCGATTTTGGCGAATGTCCACAATGCCAGATTGATTGACCCCGCCGCCGTGGTGTTCCCGCTGACGAAGTCGTCAACGACAAACACTGTATCTCGCCACCGCAAGGGGTAGAGGAACCGCGCCAAAGGCGACTCAGACGACGTGAAGCCGTCCATCTGCTGCTGGCCCGAAGGCCGAATTACGTTTCCGTAGGTCTTTCCACTAGGCACTGGGTTGTCCTTTCTCCGCCCCGATTAAGTCGCGGACGGGCTTGCCATTCCGTTGTTCTCGCCTTCGTTCGGCGCGTGAGGGCTTCGGCCCCACCTCTCTCCCCTGTTCCTCGGCGGACATCCTCGTCCCCGCGCACTCGATGTGCCACTGCTGTCCATTTCTGGTGATGGCAATCGGCTGGGGCTCAAGTATCTCCTGCACGAGGTCTTCCATCCGGTGCATGAACTGGCCCATGTGGCCGACACGCACGGCGGGGTTGAGGTAGGTCTGGAAACCCAGGTCTTTGGCCCGCTGGCAGAAGGCGTAGTCCTCTGAGAGGAGTATCTTCCCGCTCGCAGGGTCGTCGTAGATCATCGTTTGATAGAAGGGATAGAAGGCCCGTTCGTTGTCGGGCTCGTGCAGAAGCGGCATCGTCTCGGCCATCGCCTCGAATACCCTGCGGTGTACCGCCAGACAGCCTGTCGCCGCCCACTGGATAGGGACGGGTGTAGGGTCGTTGGCGAACAGAACCTTAATCCCGTTCTCCAGTTGTGACGTGGGGAACGTCCTCATCGTGGAACGGGTGATGTAGCAGGCCCCGACAATCCCGTACTCCACTGCCTGCTCGCACATTTGGTCGATGCTCTCTTTGGTGAACTCCACGATGTCGGAGTCTAGCGAGAGGTGCACATCGCCCTTTGTGTGGCGCAGGAAGTAAGTTGCGGAGATGCCCCTCGCTCGCTCGATCAATGCATCACCCACCTGCGGGTAGTACCCGTAGTAGTTGTCACGCAAGAGGGGCACGAGCGACCGCATATGCAGAGGCTCCACCGTCCGCCAGATACTTGAGCCGATGAAGACGCTAGGTCTCACGCCTTGACTTCCTCCAGCGAGAACTCGTGCTCCTTCTTGTGAAGCGTGAGAGCCAGAGCGGGCCGCTTGGCGTTAGCCTTCGGCGTCCAGTCGCACTCGTCACAATCGAAGCCGGAGGACTTGCGTTCTTTCTTGGCCCCGGAGAACTCGTACTCGTGGACGATTGAGGAGTAGATGGCATCGAAGTCGATGTTCACCTTCTCGCCGTACTTGACGAGGCTGGCCCTGTCCCACGAATGAACGATTCTGAGATGCCTTCCGAGAGGCTCGATGCCGCCCACGCCGTCGATAGCCGCGAACGGTAGACACCGACACTCCGGACACTGGTACTCCACGATGGAGTGACCGCCCAACTGGGGGAATTTTGTCCCTGGAATCGGGCAGTGCTCGTCCTGATACCAGCGCAGGATCATCACTTGCTCGGCGGGGAACTCCTTCGGGCCTTCTGGGTGCTCGAGGATGACCCGCCACGGGTCCATCGGTTCGTCCTTGCCCAACGCTCCCGTCTGTCGCAGGTACGACTCGCGGCTTTCCAGCGTGCCGAACTTGTTCAGGGGCTCGAAGCCACGCAGCATCAAGTCCCGCTGCCGCTCCATGTTCGTCCCCTGGATGACGATCCAGCCGGGTTCGTCTCCCGTAAGTGGACGGCGGTAGTAGATGTGCTGCTCGAACTTCGTGCCCGAGCCGCTGTAAGCCCTCGTTTGAATATCCGCCATAACGTCTCCTTATCTGGTGAAGACTCTATGAATCCAGCGGCCATCGCCCAACGGCAGGATGACCTCGACGGAGTTAACCCCCGTCAGGGCCAACCACATCTGCCACATGCGTTCGTCCATCCAGTTCACAGAATCACGAGTCCTGTTTCGTCTTGCTTCCCCCTGGTCTTGAGGAACTTGCCCCGTATCCGGTAGCAGATACCGTGCCGGAAATCGTGCCGGTCGAGCATTACCTGAGTAATTTCACGTGGCCCTGTCTCTTCCGGCGACCAGACTCCCTTTGAGTCGAACGCCATCTTGCCTTCGGGAACGGTATGGTTCCCCGCTTCGATGTTCACCTCACCGACCCCTAGCGGCCTGTCCCTGTACGGCCCCCAGACTTCCATCTGATCGATGTTTGTCTGGAGTACGTTGCCCTGACTCGCCATCTGCCGGTCGAACTCAGCCGCCTGCGTCCTCACAGCCGCCTTGAGAGCGTGGTGAGGCCACGCAGACTTCATCTGCCCGATGGGGACACCCTTGTACTTGGCCCCGCCTTTTGACTGGCACAGGAGCACAAGTTCGGGGTCTACCTTTATCCGGCACACAAGCAAGTCAGGGACGTAGAACTTGGTCGTGTCGGGGTCGATGCGAACGGTCAAGTCTTAGGTGCCTCTGATCGAGACGTTGAAGCCGTCGTCAGGCGTGGTGGACGCCCGTGTCTTCGGCAGAATCAATCGTTCGGCGAAGTTGTAGATCGTGTCCGCCGTAACGCCCCAGCCGAGGTTCAGGAGATCGTACAGGACATGCACCTGCGGAGAGCGCTGGATGATGAGCGCCACGCCCCGCTTGTGGCAGAACCAGTTGTACGCCTGACCCCCTGTGCCGGGGTTGTTTGAGGCCAGCGAGGAAACGTGGGTCTCTGCGCCGTAGACAGGCTTCGGAGCCACGTTGCCGGACGCGATGCTGCCCTTCGGGCCGTAGTCGCCAGAGAGGAACACGTCCTGCTTCAACAGAGCGGCGTGCGTGCCGGGGCTCATGTAGAAGAAGCGGTCTCCCTCTGGAACGTCACGGTCATCGAGGTACTGCTTGGCCCGGATGATCGAGTCGGTCGTGGGGTCTACGCCCAGCGCTCCCGTGAGCTGGGAGAAGGAGTTGGGCAGGGACGCCAGCCCCGAGGTCAGGTCGCCCTCGACCACGGACATTAGGGAGTAAGTTGTCTTCCCAGTGTACGTTGAGCGGACGGCGTACTTCGACTGGAGTTCTGCGATGTCTTCCACCAGGAACCCGACGTAAGCCTGGAGGTTGACGGTAATGTTCTGGGTGGTCTCTGTGACGTTGGAGTACGTGCCCGCTGTGTCCGCGCTCTTGAAGCGGACGGCGGGGTTCGCCACGTCCGGGATGGTCACGGTCTTGCCGACTGAGAGTACGTCTTCGTACTGCCGGTCCACAAGACTGGATAGCCCAATCCACGCCTGCGAAGCGTCCGAGAGTTCGGTCGCCCAAACCGTCGGTGCCCAGTTCGCAGACGTAGTGACGGTTACGGTATTGATTGCCAAGTTATGCTCCTAATTCTTGAGCGACGAGCCTGTCCCTTTCTTCTGGGGATAACTTCTGCCGCTCCTCAAATGTCATGGTTGAGTATTTCTTGCCGCCAGAGCCGGAACCAGACACGCTGGACGGCCCTACGCCCTCACGCTCCTGCGCCTTCTGGGCCTCGACCGCTGCGCCCTTCTGGTCTCGGAGTCCTCGCTGGTAGCCCCTGTCTTCGGCGGCGGTCTCGACGGACTTACGCATTTTCTTCATAAAGTCCGTGATGGCCTTCTGGCCTCGGTCGATGTGGAACTCCGTTGAGGGGAGGAACACTTCGTTGCCGTACTCGTCTCGCTGGTTCGTTCTCTCTACCAGCCTTGAGGCAATGCCCATCAAGTCTTTGTCCTCGCCCGCCAGCATCGCTAGAACGCTCGCCGTTGCAACAGCGGCCCCCTGCGTGACTGCGGGCTGGATGGCCCCATCTGCCAGTATCTTGGGGATGAGGTTGAGTGATGGCGCGTGCCTCTGGAGTAGACGGCCAAATGTCGTCGCATCGAGTCCCTGGCCCCTGTCGGCCATGTCTTTGAACGTGGCGTTGAGGTCTGCGATAGCCTCGATTGCTTGCTCTTTGCGTTCCTCTGCCTGCCGTGACAGCTCGTTTACGTTCTTGAACCCCTCCATCAAGCCTGCGTGCTTGGCCGCCGAGGTCTTCTCCTCGAGGTCTCCGTCGTACCATTCCTTGTACTTCGGGTTGGCTTCGTAGAGTTCGTCGTGGCTGAACGCAGGCTCTGGGGCTGGTTCTTCTTCCGTTACTGCGGTACTTTCAGCGCCTTCGGACGGTGGCTCGACGGACGGAGCCTGTTCTTCTACAGGCGCTTCCGTTGGAGCGGGCGTCGTGGGGATTACTTTGGTTACCGTTTCCTGTGTCATTTGATGTCCTTCCTTGAATGGCTAAATGATATACTATCTTCAGCAGATAGAAAGCCCCCACGCGACCGCAATCGCTGGGGGCATGACACCGGAAAGGTTGGTTCCCGATGCAAGACGAGTCTACCACCCGCGTCTGCTGGACATGTCAGGTCGCCAAGCCAATAACAGCCTTTGGCGTCCATCCTCGCAGTATCGGCGGACGCCGCCGTCACTGTGGAAGTTGCCGGAGCAAGAACGAGGCTCGTTACCGCTTCACCCCCGAACAGCAACGGCAGTGGCGCAGAGAGCATCCGGGTTATGCTCAAGCACAAGTTGATCGCTATCACACTAAATTGCCGCCAGAAGTCCTCAACGCTTGGAAACTGACGCAGGCCGCGCTTCAGTCTGGAAAGTTGATCCGTCAGCCATGCGTGCATTGCGACCAGAAAGCTCAGGCCCACCACGAAGATTACAGTAAGCCGCTGACCGTTACGTGGCTCTGCCAAGCCCACCACAAGGCCCGTCATGCTTTTCTGCGACATCATGGCATCACGCTCTATTAACCGAATGGGAACTGCGGGATTACGGAGTTTGGAATCTCTGGATAGCGGTTGGGGTCGATTGGTGGCGGCAGCGGTATAGCCATCGGCGCAGTCGGCGTCGGAGGCGCGAAGGCGGACGCTGATGGGATGCCTGGAATCTGGCTGAGTCCGCCTGCGTTGAAGAAGTCGGGGATGTTTACCGGCGTACCCTTCCAGTTACCCAAGAGGGGTATGTTCATGGACGGAGCCTGTGACGCGCTCGGCAGTATCTCCTGCGCGAACGTCTGCTGCCGCCGTCCGACTTCGTTGGCGATGTTCTGCTGGCGGGCCACGGCGTCCTGCTGGCGCTGGAGTTCGTCCTGCTGTTGCTGCTGCCAGATTAAGCGCCGAGTGTCGTCGTAGGCATTAGTGTCTGCGTTCTGGTAGTGCGCCGCCGAGATGGCGTTCTGGGCCTGGTTCTGTTCGGCCAGTATCTGGTCAGCGACGGCCTTGAAGCGGTCTACGGCCTCGGAGTGTGGTATCTGGGCTGTCGCCACCTGGGTTTTGTAGTCGTCACGGGCCATCTCCAGTTGCCGCAGCGCTACGTTGGCCCAGCCTACGGGGTCGCCTGCGCTGGAGTCCTGTGAGATGTCAACCAGCGTGCCAGATTCGTTCAGTGCCTTGCCCGGAATAGGTAGGCCAGTGTAGGGGTCGATGGCCTTATACAAACCCGGTGAACCGCCAAGATTCTGAGGCGCTCCGCTGGCGACGATCTCACCCTTGTTCGTGACATTGACTGCTTGGTTAAGTCCCGGTATCTGGTAGGTTCCAGCCGGAAGATTACCCGTCACCACTGTGTCCGACATGAACGAGTTGCCGCGTGGGCGGGAGACGCGGACGCCCTTATCAGTCACGTCGATGACCGTGAATTGCATCCCATTCGAGCCGAGAAGAACCTGTCCCGGCTTGACGGTCTTTACGCCAATATCTGCATCACCAATCCGTGCGCCATTGTTGTACTCCTGCCCGTTGCCGGGGTCGCGGTAGTAGCCCGTAGTCGGGATTTCGTTGCCTTGAGAGTCCTTCATGGGAGTGCTCCTGCCAGCGATGTAGCGGCGTCAACAATGGGGTCGGGCACGTCAGTTGTGTGTGAGCGGCCATCGAGATATTTCTGGAAGTTGGAGTCCGAGAGCGCAACCCGAGCGATGCGGATTGGTAGCGAGTTCGCGAGCGTGATTCCATCAAGCGCATCCTGATTCTGAATGGCGTAGTTGACACGCTTGGGGTTCACGTTCAGATCATTGCCGTAATAGAGGCTGGGGAGCGAACCCAACTCATTCGGCATCGTAGCCGCAATCTGAGCGTGCGTTACCGCAGTATTGGGATTTGCCCGATGAGCCATCTGGTACTGCTGTTCAACCTGCGCCGCGAAGTCACGTAACTTGTCGTCCTGCTCAATGGTCAAGCCCTCGAACCGAGGCATGCCATAAACCTGCTGCTTTGGGCTGGCGTCATAGGACTGTACGCTCGCGCCCGCGACAGCGCCTGCGGCCACTGGAGCACCTGCCAGCCCGTTCGTCTTGAACGCGTCGTAGGCGTCCTTGTAAGCAAGCGGGGTAAACAGGTTCTGCAATTCGCTCCATGTCGTGACGGGTTCGTGGGTGTACGTTGTCCCGCTTCCCACATCGAGCACAGCCCCAGGAATCGGGGAAAGCCTTGACCGAGCGTACTCGCCCGCAATGCTGTCGCTTGTGATGCTGATGCGCGGTACCTTCGTGAACGGCCCACCACCTGCGGGAACCTTGCCGCCCAATGCGAACTGTGTGGCATAGCGAGCCATGACCTGTGCGGGGCCGAAGATGTTGAGGTGCGTCCCGCCAATCGTTATCTTGCCGAAGCTGGATGAGCGCGGGTCCAGCCCCACCTCACCACCAGCCATCTTCGCCGCCAGCATCACGGCGCTGCCCGCCGTTACAAATGCAGCCATGTCTCGCCATGCTTGCTGCCTGACGAATGGGTCAGCGTGAGCGGCGTACCCTGCCCATTGCGCGGGGGCGATGGACTGCTGCGGTGCCCATGCCAGCGACTGAGCGACTTTAGCAAACGCGCCTTCGCCAATCGTTCCTCGCATCGTCATCCGGTTCACGTAGTCTGCCATCGCCTGTAAGCGGTCTGGGGTTAAGCCCTGCACTTCCCGCCCTAGCATATTGCCGAACTTTCCGCCCTCCTCTGCGTTCCTGACCAAGGTGTCCAGAACGTAGGAACGAAGAACATTGCCCGCTGTCGTGAAGGCTCGATTAGACCCTCGAACAAATGGCCCGATGAGGGGAATGTGCTCAGCCAAGTTCCTGCCGCCGAAGGCAACCTCGCCGACACCAGGGTTCGGCGCTCCGGGATGGCGAGTTACCAACTGGTGTATCTCGCCAGAAGTAATCGTGGAACCATCCTCAAAGACGTGCGCCGCTGGATTGGAGATGAGCTCATTGTGAATCTGCTGCGCCCACTTCTCTTTCGCTGCCGACTGAATCATCGGCACCCACTGCCGGAACCACTCAGTGGGATGCGTCGGCAATGCGATAAGTCCTTGACGAAGCGGGAATGAAAGGTCAAACGCTGATTTCAGCGCCTTCGGGACAATCGACACGTCATAGGCCATCTGGAGAGCATTGTCTTTCCATGTCCCCGACTTACTGAGCGTCTTAGCGAAGTCTGGCCCGTACAGCTTTCCCAGCAAGTCCACTTCGTTCCGCTGGAGCGCTTGCCCCGTATCCAGCTTCGTGAGCGCAATATCAGCGCGGTTCTGCTCAAGCGGCTTGAGGTCAGACGAGTCGATCTTTCCCCAGACGGCTAACTTTTCATCCTCTGACAGATTGAGCGCCGTGCCGACGCCTTGAGCGTATTCCCCGCCGAGAGCGCTGCGGGCTATGCCCCGCGCCTCCATCGGCGTCTTACCCTGAGCGATAGCCTTCTCGTACATACTTGCGTATTGACCGCTGCGCTGGACGAGATCGACGTGCCGCACTGCCGTCGTGTCGCCAATGTTCAGAGACTGCTGAGTGAGCGCGGCCTTCACCTTCTCGATGGCGTTGTCCGCCACGATACCTGGAGGAACATCCACGGCCCCTCCTGCAATTCCCATTCCAGCCCGCTGAATGTCTTGAGCAGTCATCGGGTTAGCCGTGACGGTAGCCAAGTCCGTGACAGGCGGCAGTTCTCTGACAAGCCCTTTGCCGCCACGTAGGCTGCCAAGTCCCTCTCCGAGCGTCTTGTACGACACCGGGAGAGGATTGGGCGCACCTGCTATATCTGCGAGGTTGCCTGCCGCCCCCAACTCCACCGAACCCTCAGCGCCGAGCAATGTGGCTTCCGGGAACGCTGCACTAAGTCCTGCCGCTGGAGCCGTGAAGCCAGATGCTACGTCTGCCAACGGGTGCGTCACTGGAGGAAATGCGTTGTACCCCGGTATGTCCTCTGGAGAGACTTGTGGTGAGACGAAGGCTTGCGCCAGTCCGCCCAGCGTCGGGCGGTCATTCGTGATCGTTGCACCTTCGGGAACGTAGCCCTGCCAGCGGTTGTCACGACCAATACCTTGTCCGGTTGGGAGCGGAATGTCGGCTATGCCGCGTACGATGTCTCCCAGTCCACCGCCGTGACTGACTTGTGACTGGTCTACCGCCATCGACTCAGGCGGCGTGGCTCGCACCTCACCCATGTTCTGCTGTATCTTCGCCGCCGTCCGGTTAAATACGTCGTCCAGCTTTGAGTGCGTGTCCTGTGTCATCAGGTTGTTCTGGATGCGGTCTACAGCCTGCTGGTGTATCTGGTCGATGGCGTTGTTCGCTATCGAGTCCATGACGGGCCTCGTCTGGCGGTCAAAATCTTCACCCATCCTCTGCGCTTGTCGGTTAGCTTCGGCCTGCTGGATAGCGGCCTGCTGAGCCTGACGTTGGGCTTCTTCCTGCCGCCTGCGTTCTTCCTCGGCGGCAGCGATAGCTGCGTCCTGCTGAGGCGTCCGGTACGAGAACGGGCTCGAGTAGGTGCCCTCATCCGCGTTGAACAGCGGCACCTAGAATCCTATTCTCGCTGCGGTGTTACGGAAGCCGGGGGTGAACCTCTGCTGGATGTCCTGTATGGCTGGGTTCGAGTAGCCGCCAGCGTTCAAGAGCGTGATGATGTCGTTGCGTTCTTGGTCGTTGAGCGTAGACGTGGCTGGGTTAAGCAGTCGTGCCAGCATTGCGGGGCCGGGTAGGTTGCTCAGCCCGTACTCTGGAAGGTCGTATTTCTGTGTAGCGTTGTAGCCCGAAGGGCCGTTGCCAAACATGGCCTGATACGCCGGTAATCCAACGATGTCGTTGCCGGTCTGGGTAGCGTTCGGCTGAGTGCCCGGTAACATTGCGCCGCCGCTGGGGTTGATGCCACTGTTCCAGCCCGGAGTGTAAGCGGAGTAATCACGGTCGCCGGGATGCGCGGCTTTGTAGGCCAACATATCTGGCGTTATCGAGGGGGCCATTGGCAGCCCGCCGTTGGAAGAAGCGCCCACTTTAAGAATAGGATTGCCTTGAGCATCAAACTTGAATGAGACATCTGGGGTCGTGGAGCCGGGAACAGTCTCCGTCTTCGTGTCGCCCACTGGCATTGTGCTCACCTGTCCGCCTGAGATGGCCGCTGGGGCGCTGACGGGCCAGTAGCCCGCTGGTTGCGTTACTGTCTTCGGGGTGACGAAGCGAGGAGCGCCAGTGGGCGGCGAGACACTGCCACCGTAATTGCCCTCGCTGCCGGTGGGGGATACGCCGTACGTACCCGTGGCGTAGCCGCCAATCTTGTGCATGGGGATAATCTCGGTCACGTTCCCCTTCTTGTGCATCAGTTCTGGCCCCTGCTCGCCAACCCACGAGTAGCCCTCTTTCGCTGACCCGCCAGAGGCAAGCCTTCCGGGAGTAGTCGGGCTGCCGAAGATGCGGTCGGCGAAAGCCGTGTTCGCAGTCGTAGCGGGGTTCGAGCCGCCCATTGGGTTTGTGCCGGGAAGAACCCCCGCATACGGTTGCGTCGGGTAGTTCGAGGAGAAGCCACCAAACGCGCCCTGTGTCATGCCCAGAAGGGACTGGTACAAAGCACCGATGTCTCCCCCGCTGCTGCCACCCGGCGTTGACCAGATCGGCCCCCCAGCCGGAACCGGAGCCAGTGATGGCATCTTGGGGGCTTGCGCTACCGGAGCGGCACCGTACTCGGAGTAGCCCACGTTCGGGGCCGTTATCCAGGAAGGCTGGCCGATGACACCGAGAGCAGAACCAAAGGCTGGCTGTGAGCCGCCACGAATGAAGTTTCGCGCGAACAACTGGTCACGCAGTCCGGTCGAGGTAGCGGCGTCGATAAGTTTGCCGTACTGCTGCTGATTGGCCTGAGCCGCCTCAAGGGCAAGCTGGGCCTGCAACCTAGCGGCGGCGTTCTTGTCCCCGCCTGCCGCTGCCAAGAGCATGGCCGCGTTGTTGGCGTTGGCGATGTTGACCGCGCCGCCTGTCTGGATGCCCTGCTGCTGTATGCCTGCGTTCGCGCCTATCGTGGCTGCGACGGCGGGGTCGAAGTAGGGGTGCTGGGCCTGAGACTGCTGTGCGCCGTACTGAGCAAGGGCAAGCTGGAGCGCGGTGTTCGGGCCAGCGTTGGCGTACTGGAACAGTGCGTTGAGGAGTTCGGGTGGGTAGCTATAGACTGAGCCAGTGCCAAAGCCCGCGCCGGGTGTGTCAACCATTTACTTGCTCCTCATTTCTGCGTCCCACTTGACCATCTCCCATGCTGCCAACGTTGGGCCTACCGTCTGTGCTCTTTGCTGAAGTCGCGTGAACGCCTCGTTAGGGTCGCTCACGACGAGCATCCAGTCCTGTTTCTGTTCCTCGTCCGTCAAGTCCGTTCTCGACCCGATGGGCCGGTTAAGGATGCTAGTCCCTCTCTTGATACGTTCGTTGCGCCGCTTGGCCGCTCGGCGGATGCGTTCTTCCCGCCGCGCCGTAGCATCGTTGGCGTGCTTGGAGCCGAAGGGAACGTCGATGGGCTCTATCATTACCCCGGTAACACCTGTTCCTGCGGACTCTGGGGCATCTGCGGTACGCCAGTACGGCCAACATTGGCCTGCGACTGGCCGTTGTTCTGGCCCTGTCCCGTCTGCATCAACTGACCCACGGCCTGCTGGATGGACTGCGAGGCGTTTGGAAACAGCTTCTGGAGTTCGTCCAGCTGGTCTTGCGACGGCTGCGCCCACATCTGCCCTGAGAGGGCGAGGACGGCCTGCTGGTCCTGCGCCTCCAAGCCTTCGTCCAAACGCTCGTCCCATCCCTGGTCGAGCACCCTCTGGGGGTTCTCGTAACCGAGGTCTTCTTCCAGCACCTGCTTCTTCGAGACTCCCAGCCCGACCTTGCCCTGTGCCACGATGAGCTGCATGTTGCCGTCCTGCGGAATGGCTCTGGAGATACGACACTGCACCGCTGGCTCCCATCCCTCTAGCTGCTTCGGGGTGACGCCGATGACACCCTGCCCCATCTGGCCGTAGACGTACACCTCGTCGGGGTAGTCGGGGTACTCCTTGTTGATCGACTTCACGGAGCGCATGAACAGCTTGCACACGTCCTGCGCGGCAGCTTCGAGTCCCTGCACGGAGGGTTGGAACTCGCGCTCTGCAAGCTGGGTAGAGGTCGTGCCGAGGTTGTTCGACGTGCCGCTCTTGAACATGCCCTGCTCGACCGGCGAGAACATGGTCTGCTGCGCCAAATCCCTGAGCATGGAGGCGAATGTAATGGACTGCTGGTTCACTTCCTGCACAGGGCCGAGTTCAATCTCCTCTGTGTTCCAGATGTCCACTTGCTTACCGGGGCCGTAATCCAGCGTCTCCGGTCTTCCGGAGACCTTCTCGTCGGGCTCTTCCTGGTTCGGGTCGTGCTTCACGACAATCGGCGCTCGCGTCCACTCGTGGTGGTTCTGGGCCATGTCCGAGAGTACGGTGTCGAACTGCTTGATCGTGGACGTGGCCCCGAACAAAGCTGATTCCCAGCGCTCGTTGCGGTCGCTTGTCCAGAGAAGGTCAGCCTCGACCAAGACGTAGGGGTTCATGCCCAACTTATGTTCGTACTTGTTGAGAATCTGGCCCGCCTTCGTCTTGAGGACGGTGGCGCACCAGTTCCAGTTGGCCCATTCGTAGACCTCGATGTCCTTCTGGCCTTCACGGAACTCGGACAGGTCAGCGTCGGGGTACTCCTCGTTGATATCGTCATAACTCATCTTCCGGAGTTCGATTACTTGCGGTAATCGGTTGGGGCCGTCGAACGTAGACCAGCATGTACGGGGATCGACGTAGCGCCAGCGAATGGGGCAGCGGTCTTGCTTGAACATTTTGATGTTCTTCTGAAGACGTTTGCGCTCGTCGGGGTCGGTCTCGTCCTGCAAATCGTTTACCCACTGCTTGTAGTCTTCGTCCACGAGGACTTTAGGAATCGGGGACACGAAGCCCCACGCCCTACCCAGTCCACGAAGGTCACGCGGCCACCTGGCCCAGACCTTGCCCGCTTCCTGAGAACGATCCCACATACCCCTGAGCCACGGCTCAAGCACGGAGTCCGCGAACTTCTGCTCGTCGGGGTCGTCTTTCGGCACGTTGACGTGGATGCCTGGAAAGACGGAGAGGATCGCGGCGTCCTGACGCACGATGAAGCCCGCAATGTTTGACCGCACGCTCTCCACTGAACGGGCGTTGTTCGACGTGGCGACGGTTAGCTGGTTGCGGTTGAGGAGGAATGAGAGGTGGAGTTCGTCAAGGATGCTCTGGTCGCGCCAGCGGTCTTCCATGCGCTTGGCGAACTTGATAATCCGCGAAGCATCGGGTGGGTCGAGGTGGACGGGACTCATACCCGGTGCACTTCAAAGGTACGCACGGGCCGTCCTTTGCGCTGGATGGGATAGAGGTATTCTATAAGCCCTGTCTGGGCGGCTACGTAGTCGTCGTGGGAGGTGTTCGCTTTACCTCGGTAACCCTTCAACTGCGTGAAGACCTCATCCTTGCTCGTCCGTATGATGCCATCTTCCCCCTCGGAAGACCAAATCTTCCAGCCCGCAGGGTAGTAGACGATGCCACCCTCCAAATGTCCAACGGTCGCTACTGCCCTTGAGTATAAGTCTTTCGGGCCGCGTTTGCGTTCAGCGTTCATTTTTCCGAAGCCGCCCCAGTTGTGAAGTTTCACCCTGACGCCGGAATACTTCTGGAGCCACGCCGCAAACATTGGACCACTCTGTGCGTTCTCGATAACTATAAGTGGGCGCAGTCCTTCGTCCTCGGCACGGTAGTACTCGCGTAACATGACCTCGACCACCTCGGCGGGTCTGCGCTTAAAGATGAGCGCCTTGTTGACGAACGTCCGTCCGTTCTGGAGCTTCCAGCCCTCGGCCAGAGCGCAGGGGTCGCTGGATGTCTTATCCGTCGTGGCGGTGTCCCAGAACTGGACGCACCGTTGTACTTTCTCTGGGATGGGTGACTCGCCCTCGGCGAAGTGCTGGAACAGGTCACCCTCCTGAGACGGAGGTTGGCACATGTAGCCGATCATAAACCCCGGCCTGTCCTGCTCGCGCTCACGGTGCAACTCCGAGGTCGATTTACCGACCGGAATCCCGCGCCACATCTCGGCTGGGAAGATGGACTCGTCTTCCATATCTAGTGCCGGGGTGATGACGATGCGCCATCCGCCCTCGGTCATTAGCCTGCCGGGAATGTCATCCTCGGCCCAGCGGTTGGAGATGACGACCTTTGGAGTGCGTTCGCCCGAAGCACGCGACTTGACGACGCGGCGGAATGAGTACCAGGAGTCGTCGCGGTAAATCTGGGACTTGATCTGGTTCGGGTCCTGGGGGTCGTCCAGCACTTCGCCGGTCGGGAAGCGGTACGCCAGTACGGCCCCGGAGATGCCTGCGGAGCGGAACGTCGGGTCTTTCTGACCCTTGTCCTTGCGGTCGAGGAACCACTCGCCTTCGCCCCAGCCCTTCTTCTTCCACGGCCTACATTCGGGGAAGACGTGATGATAACGTTCGTTGAACTCGATGGTGTCACGGATGGCGACCGAACGGAGGTCGGCCACGTCGTCGGCGTAGGACACCCAGCCGCACTGGGGGATGGCCCCCTGCTGGGCGGTACGCCCGATGAGCCACGCCATCCACTCGATGAGCGTGTCGCTTTTTCCGGAGCCGTAGAACGCCAGCCAGAGGAAGTCCACGGTCGTCGGACACTCGCCGCAGTAGACGCGGTAGCCTTCCTTATATAGAAGGTTGTACTTCGCTATCCACTCCCGCTCAGTCGTTCGGCAAAGGTCACACGTCTCGCCAGCCGCTAGCTTGCCGTCAGCGAGGGCCTGGAGAGCGGAGAAGGCCTCGCGCTGGTGAGGACGGGGGGTCCATTCGTGGACGAAGGAGGTGTAGTCAGCGAAGAAGACCCGTGAGCGTGCCGCTCCGCGAAGGTAATCGGCAACGGCATCTTGCTGGGTCGTCACGGCATGGAGTATAGCACCTTAGCCGTTTATTACTGCGGTACTAGCGAATCTTGCCCCCGCGCTTGAGGTACTGCTTCGTGGAAATGCCGCCGCATGACTTACTGGAGCCAGTCTTGAGTGGCCCCGTGCTCGCTGATGGGGGCGACGGCATCGCAGACTTTTTCGCAGCGCCCACCATCCTCGGCTTCTGCCCCGCTGCGTGGTAACGAGCCGCGCCCGCCGCAGTCGCCCGTACCGCGCGTACGCCCTTCGATGGGCCAACTTTTCTCACTGCCATCGTGTCCTCCCTTGAGTTTATTCCTCGCCAGTATACACTTCGCCGATACGTGACACCTGCATGTCTGGAGGAGTGTTCGGCCAAGCCTGTTTCACCTCGCACAGAAACCGCAGGTGAGCCATGACAATCTGCTCCGTTTCACTCTGGGAGTAAGCGTCAGGGTTCATCTCCAGCGCCTCGAACCGATGCCGCACCGCCAGCCACCGCTGTAGCTGTTCGCCTTCCAGCCTGCCGTGAACGAGGATCACGAGTGCGCCACCTCTACCCAACCGCCTTCTGGAGAACGAACGTGTTCCACCCACAGCCAGCCGCCGTACGTCGGCCAGACCCAGAGTATCCAGCGGTAGTGACTGGGGCTGAGGGCGCTTGTGTAGCGTCTCATGCACACCTCAAGTGTATCTGCTGGAGATTGAGGACGCCTTTTTCCAGCTTTACTTCCGCCCTGAAGACAACGGTGTCACCAGTTCGAAACGTCATCTCGCAGACGTGGCAAATTGTGGCGTCGAGCGCTGCTGCTTTCATTACTGCGGTACTGGCCTATCTTGGCCCCGCTGATCTCGGTACACCAACTCCCCGTCACGGACGTACAGCGTCCCGCTGTACGTAGCCCGCCACACCATGCTAGCCAGCCGCTTCTCCGCCTCACACCTCACACAGCGCCCGAACAAATGTCGCAGAAAGTGAATCATGCCATCCTCGCATTCTCGAACTGGTTGACGCTGGTCAGGACATAAGGCTGACGGGCTGGGAAGAAGAGGGTGAAACGCTCCGAGCCTGCGCCCATCTTGGAAAACACTGTCAGCCAGCGCGTCTGGTGAGTGGCAAGGTCGCTCCAGCCCACACGTTCGCTCCGTTGCCACCCAGCCACCAGCGGCACATCGAACGCCATTACCGCAGTAACGAGCAGCGCGTCCCTCTTGCCCTCGAACGCCACGTCCACGTTCCGCCCATTCGCAACCTCCCGCCGTGTCGGAACCGTGGACTGGATGATCGGCTGCTGAACGCACCTCGGAGCCGTAGCCTTGTTCGGTTTCCCGCGCCCGAACAGGTGCCTAAACCAGTGCATCATCGCAGCACCGCCCACGCCGCTAGCCCGAGTAGAGCGCCTGGGACAATCGCCGTAGCGGCCCACAGCACCCCGAACATTAAGCCCCTCACTCTACCTCCTTGAGCAGCGCAGCGAGTTCGCAGTTGGCCTTGTGCGTTCTGGGTCCGCCCCCACACGACACGCAGCGCCAACCCTCATGCGCCCACTCCAGCTTCCTCAGCATCTCCACCATAAGCGGCCAGAGGCGTACAACCTTGGCATCGTATTCGGTCAGTACGCGCGTCATTGAGCCCCCCAATGGGCTGCGACGCCGAGCGGAGAAATGCGCCGATTGTGTTCTCGGTGAGCAGCCAAGTCCCGTCGCCCCCGAGCAAAGGCGTCTCGAAGATTGGATGAGTGGTCACCCGCATAGAGATGGTCTGGATTGTTACATGCCCCGTTGTCACAATGGTGACAGATTAGCGCACCATCGGGAATCTCGCCGACGAAGTGCTCATAGGAGAAGCGGTAGGCATACGTGGTAACGCCGCCAATGTTTAGAATTCCGCGCCCTCCTCTTTTATAGCCTGTCCAGTTCCAGCAACCCGTCTCAGGGTCGATCTCAATTCGGGCGAGGAATCGCTCAATCGCAGGCGCGTATCGGCTCCTGGGGAAGTAGTGCACTGTCATTCGCCCGCCTCCCGCAGGATAGCGGCAAGCTCTGTCTGGACATCAGATGGCCGTCGCCCCGCGTCGCGCTCGCTCAGATGCTCCAAAGCATTTTTTATGGCTGTTATCATACGTGGGTACAGCCGCAACTGCTTTATCATTTCCGTCATTTCCTCTGGCGTCTTGTCCTCACCCCACCATGTCAGCGCCCCGTCCCTAAACTCCCACCCGCGCCACTCGCCAAAAGTGTCCTTCTCCCGGTCAACGACCAGCCTCATCGCTTCCTCTCCCTGTACGCCCGCTGTCGCTCGGCGTTACTCGCGTACTTCCGTTTCCGGCCACCACCCGATCCGAACCCTCGACCAGTCCCGCTATCTCCTCGAACCACTCCATCGTCTCCCCGTACGTCCTCGGCACTGGGTCGATCCTCATCTTCCCCACCTCCATCGCCAATAATAGCACCGCCCTCCTCAACCCCTCGATTGCTTGGGCATCGCTCATCCAGGCACCTCCCTTGAAGTGTACTCCAGCTGTTTTCGCCGTTACAGTAGCTACACGCTGCCATCAACAACTACCGTAACATGACGTTACTTTAGTTGTCAACTACCGTAACCACTATCGTAACACCTTTTCCAATATACGAATTACGTCGGTAACCGCCGCTCCGGTCTACCACACAACCCCGTCCCTGATTCCCGTTCCCGCTACCGGCTACGCATACGGCCAGGCTCACGCTTGCGGAGGTGTACGTTTACGGAAGCGTAAGTGTAGGCGGAAACAGTGCTTACGGAGGCGTGTGTGGTGTAGTAAGCGCGTAGAGTGCGACTGGAGGAGTACGTCTACGCTTGGGGTACGTCTATCGTGGATATGCCGTCGGGTGCACCCCTAGGTACGGATACGCTAATCTGGTGTGTCTCGGTGACTGTGGCGTCTGCGTACTCTGAGGCTAGCTTGGCTATGGTGTTGAAGATGTCGCCGTGTGGTAGTTCTTGACGGCGCATGATCTTATCGATGGCTGTGCCGCGTACGGCGTTGGAGGCAATCATGGACTTGTACGCACGCTCGCCGGTGTCGTCTTGTTCGATGTATTCGGCGGCCTTGTGGAGTATACCCCCGTATCTAAGCGCTAGGTCTACATCGTCTTGCTTGAGGGCTGGCTCCTGTTGTTCTGGCGTCACATTGCGCCACCTGTCAGCCCAGCGTTGGACGGTCCTGGGGGGAAGGCCGAGCTCGATAGCGGCACGCTCTGCCGGTATGCCCTCTAGGGTCATAGCGGCGAGCGCTTCGGCTCTGTCTTGCTGGGTGTAGGCACGTTGACCTGCTGCCATACTCTGAGTATCGCGGATTACCGCAGTATTGGCAACGACTACCGTTAGATTTCTATGTTCCAGATACGAAAACAGGGGCGGCGTTTCTACTTGTCTGGGCTTGACAATACTTAGACAACGCGCATACAATCACCCTAAATGAGCAGAGGAGCAGCCAACGTGCCAACCCACAAATACCCCGACCTAGACTGGGACGCCACGCGCATCAAACGCCTACGTAAACGCCTGGGCATGAGTCCGACCGAGTTCGCAGCCGCCATCTACGCCACACGGCCCAGCGTTGACCACTGGGAGTCAGGCAGGGTCAAGCCTAGAGACGCCTACGTTGTTAGAGCGCTCATAGAGCTGGAGAACGCGCTCAACGCTGGCATCGGCATGGCCTAGTACCGCGCGTAATTATCAACCCAACCCCCAGAGTCAGGAGGCAAAACAGAAATGGCAAACCCGAACATCGCACACGCAAACAGGAACTCGATCATCCTGTCGGACTCGGCGCAGCAATGGGCCGCCAGCAACGGCCACGCTGACGATCTGGAAGCAGCGAAGCGCGTACGGGCCGCATGGCTGGCGTACCAAATCGCCAACAAGCGCCAAATCTCGCTGCGAAACGTCCCCGTCGAGGAACTACAGCGCCGCAAGGCAAAGCTGGACGCGCTCGCGGCCCAGTACGACGCGGCAATGGCTGGACGATGAGCAGCCACACACTGCACGACGACGTTCACGAGCGAGGGTTAGCCGATGGCTGCCCTCGCTGCCGTGAACACGCAGAACACCCGCTCCAGTCGCTGGACAACCGGATGCTACGCGCACTCTTTGATCGGCTCGCATCCGGCCAAGTAGCACGCTCACTCAACGAAGGGCTGGCGCTCGACGCCTTGAGGACGGCACGCCAGCAGGCGATTCGCATACGCGAGTATGACGCTGGGGACTTGGTGCGATGAAACCAGACGAGGCATACGAGGCACTGCGAGAAACCATCAACGGAGACGCCAACGCTGAGGATCGCAAGGAGCCGTTTCCTTCATTCGTAGCGGGACTCTTGGCGATGGCGCTGTATCCCGAATGGGGACGGGCCTTACTAGACTCTCGCTATGTCCCACCGCAAATTGAACTCGCCTGCGCCATTTTGGTAAAGCGTTTCCCCATCGACTTCGAGGTGCCAGCATGACCCCCGAAAGCCAACGCAGACTGATACAAGCCATCTTCTCCGAACCCGACCCCGACCCCTGGGTCGTGCTCGTATCCGGCTTGCTGGGGTTGGCTGCGTTCTTGATCGTCTGCTACCTCGTTATCTGGGGGATTGCTGGATGATTGAGCGAGCCATTTACCGGATGCTTATGGGCCTGATCGCATCTATCCTGCTTGCTGGAACGCTCATCTTCGCTGGGATAGAACATGATCTCGCCCTTACCGCCGTAATGACAACGGCCATTCTGGTCGTATTTCTCACCGAGGAGCCAGAATGAAACCAGATCAAATTATGCGGCCAGAACTATACACCTGCGAGAACTGCAACGGTGTATTTGAAAAAGGGTGGACCGATGATGAAGCCGAGGCGGAGGCTGGGCTACTCTGGACAGATGAGGAAATGGAAATCGAAGGGCGAGCACTCGTCTGCGATGACTGTTTCCAGCAAATGCTCTCATGGGTGACGCGATGACCCGCGTTACTCAGGTAATAGGCTACTGCCGGATTTGTGGCCGCCAGCGCCGTCTCTCCCTCAAGGGCAACTGCCCACCATGTAGCGACAAGGCACGAGCAGAAGGCGCTTTACGGGGCGCTAAGGCAACCAAAGAAAAGTACGAGGCTATGAAACAGGAGGCTGGAAAATGATACACACACTACACCCAGATGTTCACGAATACGGCTTGGCGGATTCGTGTCCGCGCTGTAGGCAGCACGCGGAACACCCACTCGACTCAATGGACGACACCATGCTACGCGCACTCTTTGACCGGCTCGCCAGCGGCCAGATAGCACGCTCCCTCAACGAAGGGCTGGCAATGGACAACCTCAGGAGCGACCGGCAGAAGGCGCTACGTATTCAAGAATTGGACTGTGGAGACTTGGTGAGATGACCAACGAAGAACGAATTACCATCATGCGAAAGGCATGGAAACAACTCGCTGACCCCGGAGCAACTGAACGTGAGCGCTTTGCATTGGCAGCGGCCCTTATAGCGGCAGCGGACCGCTTCCTGCCACTGGACGAGCCAGCATGAGCCGCTACGTCTCAGAGGACGAAGCCGAAGACTACAAACGCCAAGCGTGGGAGGAGAAACACGGCATCGACGGCTCCGACCCCCACATCCGCCCGTGTCCTGAATGTGACGGTGACCTGGTGCTGATCGAGCGCTACAAGTCCAGTCGGATCGTGCGGGGGAGCGAGCTCTGGGAGTGCAAATGTGGTCACTCAGAAGAAGGCTGGTATGACGGCTGAGTGCAAGGCCACTGTACCCGACAGAACAGGCTGGGGCCACCATTATCGTTGCTCAAAAAAAGCGCAGCCGAATAGCGATTACTGCGGTACTCATTCACCAGAGGCCATTGCGAAACGCAAAGCAAAGGCTGAGGCGAGGTACGAAGAACGCAGCAATCGCTGTCCAACGTGCGGGAGAGCGTGGTGACCGAGTGCAATGGCCGCGAGTACCACCGCCATCCAGCAAAGAAGATCGCACACATCCACGACCACGTACCCGGCCACCACCTCATGCCACGCAAGTT